ACGAAAATCCGAAGGACGACAGGGTTTGCGTTCTCGCTCGATATCTTCAGAACCACAAGGGAATCCGAATCACCAAGGCAACGATTCGCCGCGACACAAAGCTGACGAAGATCCAGCTCGAGCGGGCTATTGAGTCGTTGTCATTCACCGACCCTCGACTGAGCGAAGATGACCAAGGGAACCTGTTTTATTTGCCATAGCTCTTATTTCAGATTCTGCGATGCCGCATAGTATGGCCGAAATGCCCGAGAAGAAACTGACCGGGTTCGCCCTTCATCCTGAGCACATCAACCGCAAAGGCCGTCCCAAGAAAGGCGAATCCATGACCGACGTTTTGCGGAAGTATGCCGAGAAGCGTGTTGACATCCCGGACGCCGACCCTGATGAAAAGCGCCGGCGCATGAAGCGCAAGGAGGCCCTGGCACGGAAGATCTGGAGACTGGCGCTGATCAAGGGCGAGGATTGGGCCATCCGGTATATCTACAATCGCCTTGACGGTCTGCCCCGGCGGTCACTCGATCTTGCTTTTCCGGGAGGCGCCAACTTCGGCGTGCTCTTAGCCCCGGGAACGATGGACATGGACACGTGGAATCAACTGGCGGAGCAATTCAAACAACAGCAGCAGACACAGGAGGAGTAGCGTGGTTGCCGCAGGGCGCCCAAGTCCTGTTCCTCGCCTGTCCGGCCTTCGAAGTGCTATACGACGGCACCCGCGGGGCCGGCAAAACAAGCGCTCTGCTTATGGATTTCGGACAGTTCGTCGGCTGCGGCTTCGGGCGCGCCTGGCGGGGGATCCTCTTCCGGCGCGAGTACAAGCAGCTGGAGAACGTCGTCGAGCTCAGCCAACAGGTATTCCCCAGGATCTTTCCCGGTTGCCGCTTCCTCGAGTCGATGTCCGACTACTGTTGGCAATTTCCCGACGGCGAGCAGCTGTTCTTCCGGGTCATCCAAAAAGAGAAGCAATACTGGAACTACCACGGTCACGAATATCCCTGGATCGGGTGGGAGGAGCTCACCACCTGGCCGACGCTCACGCTCTACGAGATGATGAAGTCCTGCTGCCGATCGGCCGTCCCAGGGATCCCGCTACACTACCGATCGACCACCAATCCTTACGGGCCTGGTCACAACGCGGCGAAAGCCTATTTCGTCGATCCAATGCCCGTGTTGACGCCTCTTCGGAACGAGGACGGATCGTACCGCCTGCGGATCCACGGGGACTTGTTGGAAAACCGAGCGCTTCTCGCCGCGGATCCGGGCTACATCGCCCGTCTCGAGGCGGATCCGAACCCCAACCGGCGGAAAGCCTGGCGCTACGGCGATTGGGACATCGTCGCGGGCGGGATCATAGACGACCTCTGGAAGCACAACATCCACGTGCTCGATCCTTTCCAGCTGCCCAAGACCTGGACCATCCGGCGGGCCTTCGATTGGGGTTCTGCCAGGCCGTTCAGCGTGGGCTGGTGGACCGAAAGCGACGGATCCCGGGTGCAGCTCGCCAACGGCAACTGGCGGACGTTCCCGCGCGGAACCGTGTTCCGGGTCGCCGAGTGGTACGGCTGGAACGGCAACGTCAACGAAGGCCTCCGCATGACATCCACGGAAATCGCCCGGGGGATCATCCAGCGGGAGAAGCTCTTCGACCGGCCGGTTCGGCCAGGTCCTGCGGACACGTCGATTTTCGAGGTGGAGGAGGGCCGATCGATCGCCGACGACATGGCGCTGATGGGCGTGCGCTGGGAGTCGGCGAACAAATCACCAGGCTCGAGGATCCAAGGCTGGGAAAAGCTGCGGAAGTACCTACGCGCATCCCTGCAGGTCCCGATGGAGGAGCCGGGGCTTTTCGTCTGGTCGACCTGCAGGAACTGGCTCCGGACCGTTCCGGTGCTGCCGCGCGACGAGAAGGACCCGGACGACGTGGACACCGAGGCCGAGGACCACGCGGGTGACGAGACGCGGTATTACCTGCTGACGCCGGCGCGGGCCTCGCGGACCGTGGCGGTCAAGGGCGTGTGAGACACAGAAACTGAGGGAGGGGAACATGGTTACCAAACAACACCGAGACTACGCGAAGTGGCTGCCGCGTTGGCAGCGCTGTCGCGACGCCGCCGGTGGCGAGGATGCAGTCAAGGAACGCGGAGAAGTCTATCTCCCGCGTCCTTCGGGCCAAAAGGACAAAGATTATCTGGCCTATAAGAAGCGTGCCTATTGGTACAACGCCACACAGCGCACGATCGACGGGCTCACGGGGCTGATCTTCCGCAAGGAGCCTCAGGTGGAGGCCCCGGAGAGTATGAAGGAGTGGCTTGAGGACGTCACGCTTACAGGAATCAGCCTGCGGGAGTTTGCGAGCCACGTTGTGGACAATGTCATGCAGGTCGGCCGCGCGGGGATCCTCGTCGACTATCCAACCGTGGATCTCACTCCGGATCTGACGGTCGCGCAGCTGGAAGGCATCGGCGCCAGGCCGTACCTGGCGCTGTACCAGGCGGAAGACATCATCAACTGGCGTTTTGCCCGGGTGGGGAGCAAAACACAGCTGGTGCTGGTAGTGCTCAGGGAAACCGCCGACGTGGTGGCGGACAACGACGAGTTCGAATTGAGCGAGATTGAGCAGTACCGTGTGCTGGATCTGGAGCCGAACACGGCGAAATATCGTCAGCGAGTCTTCCGCAAGGACGACGAGAAAGGTGACTGGAAGTCTATTGCTGAAACCTACCCGCTCATCAAAGGGCAGCCCTTCACCGAGATTCCGTTCGTATTTGTCGGCGTGGGCCGCAACGATGGCCAGCTCGAGACGCCTCCAGTATACGATCTGGCCAACATCAATCTCAGCCACTACCGCACTCTGGCGGATCTCGAGAACGGCGCTCACTGGACCGGGCTGCCCACTCCTGTATTCAGCGGCTTGTCCGAGGACAAAAAAGAAGTGGCGTTGGGATCCACCGAAGGCGTGGTGCTCCCGATCGGAGGAGAGGCCAAATACCTCGAGTTCACCGGCCAGGGCTTGCAGGTCCTGGAGAACCGAGCGAAGGCCAAAGAAGAGGAGATGGCAGTCCTCGGCGCCAGGATCCTCGCCACAGAGAAACGGCAGCCGGAAACGGCCGAAACCGCGGCGATTCACAGGGCCGGCGAGAACAGCGTGCTCGCCTCGATCGCCAATACCGCCAGCCGGGGCATCGACAGAGCTCTCGAGATAGCCCGGGAATGGGGCGGCCTCACCGGCGATATCAACATACAGCTCAATACCGATTACCTGGCCGTGCAGATGAACCCGGCAATGCTGACCAGTCTGACCGCGGCCCTTCAGGCCGGCAAGATCGGCCATGAGGACTACTTCTGGTACCTGCAGCGGGGCGACGTAATCCGGGAAGAGCGAACCTTCGAGGAGATGATGGCAGATATCGAGGCCAACCCGCCGATTCCGCTCTCCACACCCGCAGCCGGCGGAGAACTCACGTCATGAACCAGCTGGAGCGCTGGGCAAAGGGCTGTCTCGGGAAGAACCGCTACGGCTCGCTCGCGCACGCTCAGGAGGCTGCCCGTCAGCTGTCCCGGCGTTTTGGCGTGCGATACCGGATCTACTGGTGCCGCGAATGCGCCGGCTATCACTTGACGACGAAGGTGCGGCAGGAACGCCTGAACCAGGTCGGCCTGCCAAGCGTGGGAGGGGGCCGGTAAGTGGCAGAGATACCCGGCAGAAAAAGATCCACCGAAAGTAGGGTCAGTACGCCGCACCTTTCTTGCAGACGTCTGCAATGACGGTCAATCAAGAACTGCTCAATATCGGCGTAAGCCACGCCGTATATCTCGAGAATCTGAAGGACCACGTCGTCACGGGCATGGCGGATCTGATGGACGAGCTCGTGGTGGATCTGTTCAACCAGATTAAGAAGGATCTGGGGGTGGATATCTCCAGGGCAACATGGACCATCGCTTATCAGCGGGCCATGCACAAATCCGTCCAGAACCTTCTCAGCGAATACGCGCCGATTCTCGGAGACTACCTGGACGGGAAGCTGAAACCCGTGGCTGCCTATGAATCGAAGTTTTGGGCCAAGGCGCTTACTGATACCGTGCCCATCAAGTGGAGCGTGGCGCAACCTTCCCCGCAGCAGCTCTGGGCGGCAGTGACGGCAAAGCCATTCGAGGGTCGTCTACTCAAGGACCACGTGGCTGGATTCGCGGATACCGTGCAGCAGGACCTGGCGCAGGCGATCCGCCTCGGCTTCGCTGAAGGGGAGGCCATTCCGTCTGTGGTCCGCCGGATCCGCGAGATTATTCCGGGTATCGAGGGTTTTCGGGCCCGGTCTCTGGCCCGGACCGCAGTTCAACACACCGCGGCAGTCGCCCGGGATCGCACATTCGAGGAGAACGCAGATCTCATCAAAGGCGAAGAGTGGGTCGCGACGCTAGATTCTCGGACGACAGTGTTGTGCGCGAGTCGCGATGGCAAAATCTACCCGCTCGGTGAGGCCCCGCCGATTCCCGCCCACTGGCAGTGTCGCAGCACGAAGGTCCCTGTAATCAAGTCCTGGGAGGAGCTCGGTCTCGATCCGGGAGAGGTGAAGCCGGAGACCAGGGCGTCGCTCGATGGCTATCAGCCTGCCAGCCTGAAGTACGAGCAGTGGCTGCAGATGCAGCCGGAGGAGCTCCAGAAGCGCGTTCTGGGTATTCGCCGCTGGGAGCTGTGGAAGGGCGGTAAGCCCATCGAGGAGTTCGTGATCGATCGGACCAAGACGATCAGGCTTGCTGAGCTCGCCCGGATCGAGAAGAAAGTCGACCTGGTTGAGGAGATTCCCCACGGCATCGACGGCGCGGAGAGATTCGGCGGCCGGCTTCAGCGGGATCCGCAGGCACCGAGGCTGGGCGGCAGCACCGGTGCCTTTGTCGCTGTCGATGACGAGGGTGCGCAATGGATCGTCAAGCAGTACGGCGGCAACCAGCTGCAGGTACAGAACGAGTGGATCGCGAACCGGCTCTATCACCTGGGAGGCGCGCAGGTCCCGGAGGCCCGTCTGGCCAAGTTCGAAGGTCAGCTGGGAATCGCCACTCGCCGACTCCCGCCAGGTTACACCACCATCGGCTCTGCCGGCGCGACCAAGGCCGCTGGTTCCGCTCTGATCCGCCGTAAGTTTGTGCTGGATGCTTACCTCGCTAATTGGGATACGGTGGGCCTCCAGTTCGACAACATGCTCTGGAAGGCCGGAAAGGTCTCTACGCTCACCCGCATAGACCAGGGAGGCGCGTTGCTGTTCCGGGCCCAGGGCGCGCCGAAGGGGGCTGCCTTCGGCAAGCAGGTCCTTGAGCTCCAGACGCTGAGGGATCCTGCCAAGAACGCGGCCGCTGCCAAGGTATTCGCCAAGGTAGCGGACGAAGACATTATCAAGGCAATCAACACCCTGCAGAGCGGGAAGGTCTTTTCCCAGCAGGCACTGTGGGACGTGCTGCAGGCCTCGGGCATGGAGACAGCGAAAGCCACCGAGATCTACAAGGTCCTCGAGGCCCGCTGGGCGTATCTGCTGAAATGGCGCAACCAGGCGAAACAAGCTGCGAAGATCGCTCAGGAGCTTGTAGCCCAGGTGCCCCTCGGCCCTGTCAAGTTTACGCCAACAAACGCGGCCGTCGGAGCTCAACATATGGCAGCTCCGCGAACGGCCAATTCGCAGCAGCTCAACCAGCTCGTGGATGAGGTATACAACCGGCGGCTCCTGACATCGGGAGAACAGGCTGCTCTTCGTCACTACACGGCGAGCGGATACCAGAGCATGAACCGCTCAGCTTTGCGTGGGCAGGCTACCGCTGATCTCGATACGGCGATCGCCAAGCTGCCCACATATACCGGTGTCTATGGTCGGGGCATTCCTAATATGATGAACATGGAACAGAAATGGGCTAAATGGACATCCGGAGAATGGGCGTATGTAGAATGGCCCGCTTACAGCTCCTGTACTGTCGTGCCTGGAAGGGAATGGAGCGATCTGGGCGGATACAAAGCGGTGATCATGGGAAAGGGCCGCACGCCCGGCGGTTGGATCGGCCGCAGAAGCTCCCATCCAAGCGAAGCGGAGTACATCCTCAACCGCGGGGCCAAGTTCCGGGTTGCCGGATACGCTGAAAGCGGCACTCGACGCACGTTGCTGCTGCAGGAAGTGGACGATCCGAATGCGATTCCCGTTTCCCAAGCCCCGCCGAAAAAGCTGGCCTATGAAGAGCTGATGAAGATCTGGCGCGACGACTACGCGAAAATGTAGTATCTTGGAGGTGGAAGACGAATGGCTACTGAAGAAGACAAAAGCTACCCAGCAGACGGCGCTGATGCGCCACCCTGTTTTTATTGCAAACACCTGATCAAGTCAGGGACATTGCTTCCCGACGGTCAAGGTTGGACCTGCAAGGCGTTCCCTGATGGGATCAGCTATGCGATTCTCAGCCGGGAGGAAGACCACACCAAGCCGCTGCCGCTGGATAACGGCTACCAATTCCAGGTGGATGTGTACATCGCGAATAACAAAGCCTACCGAATGGACTGGTGGGGCAACATGATCGAAGTGGTCGACCAGGAATAGGCCCCTCTCAAAACTTTTTTCAACTTTTTCCGCGTTTAGACTTATTTCATCTCCTACGGTGGAGGTAAAATCGGCCCCCGTAGGAGGGGAATGTCTTTGAAAGAGCTCTTAGCGAAGGTCAAGGCCGCATTGGCCAAAGAAAAGGGCGGCGATGATGAAGCGCTTGCCCTCCTGGAGGAAGAGCACCAGGGTCTCATCACCAAGCGGGATGAGCTCCTGGACGAGGTCAAGAAGCTGAAAGCGAAAGTCCGGAGCTTTGATGGCATCGATCCGGAGGAAGTCAAGGACATGAAAGAGCGGATGGAGGAGCTCGAGGAAGCAGCCTCCAAAGGCTCGAAGGACGTGGAAGCAGCGGTCCAGAGGACCGAAGCCAAATACAAGAAGGAGCTGGAGAAGGCCCAATCGGCGCTTGCCGCCGAGCACAAGGTCACGACTCAGCTCCTGGTCGAAAACGGCCTGACCGACGCACTGGCCAAGGTAGGAGTCACTGAGGCCGGGCTGAAATACGCACGATCGTATTTCGCGCCGCGTGTGCAGATTGAGGCCGATGGCGAGGAACGGGTGGCCAGAATCGGCGATCAGAAACTCGCCGAAGCAGTGGCCGAGTGGGCAAAAACCGACGAGGCCAAGTTGTTCATTCGAGCAAGCGCCTCCACCGGAGGTGGCGCGAGCGGAGGTGCCGGGGGCGGCTCCAGCGCGAAGCAAATGGCGCGGGCGGAGTTTGATAAGCTCTCCGCGGACGACAAGATGAAGTTCGTCAAGGAGGGCGGCCGCGTGACTGACGCGGCTTAAAACCCCCAGGGCCCGCGCGGCCCTGAACAAGGAGCACCTCCATGAGTGCAAACACTCTCACAAATCTAATCCCTGACATCATGCTCGCCCTGGACATCGTGTCCCGGGAGCTCGTGGGATTCATTCCGGCCGTGATGAAGGCGACGGCCGCCGAGCGCGCCGCGAAAGGCGAGACCGTCCGCTGGCCTGTGGTTGCTGCGCGGGCAGCCGCGGACATCACACCAGCAGCGACAGGGCCGGATCCTGCCGGAGAAGTCATCGGCAATTCCTACCTGACCATCAGCAAGAGCCGATCGGTTACTTTCCCCTGGAACGGCGAAGAGCAGCGGGGGCTGAACAACGCCGGCACGTATGCGGCGATCCTTCGCGACCAGTTCGCCCAGGCGATGCGTACCCTGACGAACGAGATCGAGGCCGATTTGGCATCTCTCTACGTCAAGGGCAGCCGCGGTTATGGCACGGGCGGAACCACGCCTTTCGCCACGGCCGATGATTTCTCGGATTTCGCACAGATCCGCAAGATCCTCGAGGACAACGGCGCGCCCACAGGCGACCTACACCTGGTGCTGGATTCCTTTGCGGTCGCCAACCTGCTCGGCAAGCAGTCCTCACTGTTCAAGGCCAACGAGGCGGGGACGACCGATATGCTTCGCCGGGGCATCATCGCAGCGATCGAAGGCCTGATGATCCACAAATCAGGCCAGGTCAAGGCCCACACCAAGAGCGCCGGCGACAACTACGTCACCAACTTGGGGGACGTGGTCGGTGAGACCACGATCGCCGTAGACGGAGGAGGCGCCACCGACGACGTGGCTGCCGGCGATGTGATCACCATCGCAGACGAGGCGGACCCGCTCAACAAGTATGTTGTGGCCTCCGGGTTCGAAAACGCCGCCGCCGGCGACGTCGTGATCGCGGCTCCCGGACTGCTGAACGCGACCGGCGACGGCAAAGCGGTCACCAAGTCCAGCTACAAGGCCAACATGGCCTTCAGCCGCAGCGCCATGGCCCTGGTCACCAGGGCGCCGGCGTTGCCGGAAGGCGGGGATTCGGCCGACGACCGCTATATCGTCACCGACCCGATGAGCGGTCTGTCTTTCGACATCGGGCTGTATCGCCAGTACCATCAGGTGTCCTACGAAGTGGGAATCGCCTGGGGATACGAGGCGATCAAGAGCGAGCACATCGCGCTGCTTCTGGGCTAACGCAAACAATGAGGGGTGGCACTAGCCACCCCTTTTGTCAGAGGAGGGTAAATCATGCGACTCGTACGAATGGTCCGCAAGCTCCCGGGTGGCCTGGATATGATCGAGACCATCCCTTCGGAAGTGGGGCGAAAGAAGGCGGAGGGCTACAAAGTGCTCAAAGTCCGGGAGGGCGAGGATCCTCTCGACGTGTACAACCGCGGCCGAGAAGCTGCTCTGAGGCCTGCGCCTCCTTCGACTCCTCCTCCCAGCGAACCGCCGAAAGAGGAAGCGACCGTTGCCGAGGTCCTGGCACAGAAAACCGAAGAGGAGCTCAAGATCATCGCCAAGGAATACGGCATCGAGCACCCGGAGGGCGGCAAGGACGACCTGGTGGTTGAGATCCTGAGGAAAGCCGGCTACCAGGTGGAGCATGTCGATCCGAAAAAGGCTCAAGCTGCCACGAAAGAGGCGATAAAGCCGGCCAAGGACGAGGGCGCCAAGGAGTAAGCCGTGGCCCTGGTCGTCGAGGATGGGACTGGGAAAGCCGACGCCAATAGCTACGTGTCCCTGACCGAGTGCAACGCCTACCACACCGAGCGCGCGAACACCGGCTGGACAGGAGACGACACCACCAAAGAGGCGGCGCTCATCCGTGCGACCCAGTACCTGGACAGCCACTACCGTAGGCGCTTTCTGGGCTATCGCGGTTCAGAGGCCCAGGCGCTGGAGTGGCCGCGGTACGATGTGGAAGACGACAACGGCTACTGGCTGGACGGCGAAATCCCGCATGAGCTTAAGTACGCCACGTGCGAGCTGGCCCTGCGGGCGTTAAGCGGCGAGCTCCTCGAGGATCAGGACCGCGGCGGTGCGGTGCGGCGGATCCGAGTAGGGGAGATTGAGACGGAGTATTCAGAGTCGGCGCCGGCCGGCACGATTTACCGCTTCGTCGACGAAGTCCTCGGGCGATTGCTGTCCGGGGGATCTGGAGGCGGAGTGAGAATTGCGAGGGTATAGCCCGCCCCTTGGGCGGTGAATCAAATCATAGGGAGGTAACTCAACATGAGTACCAAACTGAAAGCGAGCCTTCCCGGGATCTTCTCGATCGCCTTCCTGGTGGTGTTTCTGCTTACGCAGTTCTTCGCCGGGTTGCCTTTCGAGATCACCGATTACGCATCGGTGATTCTCCTGGGGATCGCCGGACTTCTCGGCATTGCCTGGGTGCCGCCGAAGCTTGAGGCCCAGGTCGGAGACCAGAGCTTCAAAGGCAACATCGCGCCGCTGATGACATTGGTCGTTTTGGGATTGCAGGTCGGAGATCAAGTAAGTAGCACGATCACGCCCGCATGGCCGCAATACGTAGGGGACGTGTTCGGGTTGATCGCTGTATGGCTCGGCCTGCCCTGGACCAAGCCTCAATTGCCGGCTCAGACACCGGTTTTTCTGGTCCTCTGGATGGCTGGTGCCGTGTTCATCGCGGGACCCTTCGGAGCCGTGCTGATAGCATAGGACGGTTCCAATGGCGAAAGTGCGGGTGAGATGCGGCGGCCGCAGACGGACCTTCAAAAGCAAGGCTGCGAAGGGGCGGTATGAGGCCTACAAGCACATTCACATCAAGCCTCGTAAAAAAAAAGGCAGGAAGCGATAGATGGGCTTCGATTATGCGGGCCTGCGGAGCAGCCAGGTATTGCCAGCACTCAGGAAATACGGCCAGGCGATTACGTACCGCTCATTCTTCGAAGAAGCCTTCTCCCAGGGGCAATACGACCGTACTCCCATCAATACGCCGGCATATGCAGTGGTCGGTGAGTACAAGCTGGGAGTAATCGACGGCACCATGGTCAAGGTGGGCGACAAACGGCTGATGACCGCGGAAATCCCCGAGCCAAAGGCCGGGGACGAGGTTGTGGTCGGATCCACCACTTACACTGTCGTCACTGCCCGGGCGGTAGCGCCGTCCGGCGAGCCCGTGATCTACGAGCTGCAAGTGAGAGCTTAAATGGGCAGCTTTCGTCTGGACCTCGCACGGTTCGGGAACGTGACCAAAGAGAAGCAGCTGACGATCGTGCGCAAAGTAGCGCTGGATCTGCTGCGAGGCGTCGTGCTGGATACGCCGGTGGACACGGGCAGAGCCCGGGCCAACTGGCAGGTGAGCATCGGCCGGCCAGCTGCCGGCGAGATCGAACATAGTTCCGGGGATGAACAGCTGGCCGCACAGGCGGCGATCACTGCAGGAACGCCCACAATTATGGCTGTCAAGCGCGATGTATCGATCTATCTGACCAACAACGTGCCGTACATCGTGGCGCTGGAAAGAGGGCATTCTGCCCAGGCTCCGGAGGGGATGGTCCGCAAGAACATCGCCCGCTTCCCGTATCTGGTCGAAGAGGCGGCGAGAGAATGAGCGCCGCCGCAATCCATCGAGCCCTGGCTGCGAAGCTGGAGAGCTTAGGCAAGGCGGTATCCTGGGAAAATGTGCCGTTCACTCCGAATGGATCCGCCTGGCTGCGTGAGAAGTTCGCTCCGGACCGAACGGCACAGACCACGCTGGGCAGCAACGGACACAACCGGCTGCCAGGTATTTACATGATCGATGTGTTTACCCCTGTGGGGCAGGGGTGGAAAGACGCGGAGGACCTGGCGGAAACCGTAATGGCTGCCTTCCCCAGAGGGGCGGTGCTGACCGATAGCGGCGTTCAGGTTCGCGTCGAGCGGTCCTACCGGACCGCAGCCCGGCAGGAGCCCAAGTGGTTCCACGTACCGGTTACGGTCGAGTTTCGGGCAGACCTTGAACCATAAGGGAGAGACACTATGAGTGATGCGAGAGGTTCGCAAAGAGAGCTTCGCTACGTGGCGGAGGCCGAGTGGGGTGTGACACCGGGAACTCCCGAGATGAAACTCCTGCGCACAACTACAGATACCTTGGCCATGACCAAGCAGAACCTGCAGAGCGCGGAGCTGCGGGCGGACCGCCAGATCAGCGATTTTCGTCACGGAAACCGCCAGGCCGGCGGGGACATCGGCATCGAGTTCTCCTACGAGAGCTTCGACGACTTCCTGGAGAGCGCCCTGTTCAACAGCTGGACGGTGCCCTACAACGTCAGCGACCAGACGATCGACGTGGACGTTACCCAGAAAACGTTCACGCGCACGGCCGGCAGCTACATCGAGGATGGGGTCCTGGTAGGCGATCCGATCACCTTCAGCGGATTCACCAATCCCGAGAACAACGATACCTTCATCGTCACCGCCGTGGAGGCCCTGGTTGTGACCTGCGCAAACGCAACGGGCCTTGTGACCGAAGCCGGCACGGGAGACGAAGGGTTCACCACGACTCGCGAGCGCCTGAAGGTCGGTGTCACTTTGAAGAGTTTCACCATCGAAAAAGCGCATGAAGATATCGGCAAGTACCTCCACTTCACCGGCATGGCGGCGAGCACGTTGCGGCTGTCGATTGCGCCCAACGCCATGGTAACCGGCTCCTTCGGGATGGTGGGAAAGGACATGACGATCGATGCAGAGCTGGATTCGGAGCCCACGGCAGCTCCGACCGGTAGCCCCTTCGACTCCTTCACCGGGAGCTTGAAGGAGGGTGGGACGGCAATCGCGATCGTTACCGGCCTGGAGCTCAACCTGGACAACGGCCTGGAGGCCAAGTTCGCGGTCATGGAGAAGGCAGCCCGGTCTCTCCTTGATAAACGGAGCAACCTCACGGGCACGCTGAGCGTGTACTTCGTCGATGAGACCATGATCAATAAGTTCATCGACGAGACCGAGTCCAGCCTGGAGCTCACGCTCACCGACTTAGACGGCAACAGCTACCGCTTCACCATTCCCCGGATCAAGTACGGCGGGGCCGATCTTCCAGTAACCGGGGAGGGAGAGATTATCCAGAGCATGCCGTTCCAGGCGCTACTGGACAGCACCGAGGCGACGAATCTGATCATCGACAAGATCCCCGCCCTGGCGGCGTAAGGAGGCTATTTTGGATCTGAGCAACCTCGAGATTCAGGAGGGCGCCTGGCTCACCCTGTTACACCCGACCACCGGATTACCAACGGACATCCGGATACACCTGGCCGGAATAGATAGCCAGCGCTATCGTGACTTCGAACGCAAGGTTTCCAACCGGAGGTTGAAACAAGCGTTCCGGAGGGGAGGTCCTCGGCATGTCGTCACCCGGGAGGAACTCGACGAAGAGGCGATCGACTTGCTTGTGGCGTGCACCCTCGGCTGGGAAAACATGGTTGAAGCCGGGAAAGAGCAAGAATGCACGTCTGAGAACGCCAAACGGATTTACACCGAGTATACGTGGATTCGCGAACAGGTTGACGCCTTCATAGGAGATCGCAGCAATTTTTTATCGAATTGAGGCAGACGCTATGCGAGGCAGTTCGGGCAGTGCTCGAGCTGGACTTCCCTCGTAAGGATGGGACGGCGCTGCGAGAGCATCTGCTTCAGGTTTTTCACCAGACCGGCCGCTGGGATGACCGGCTGGATTCTGTAGAGGTGCCGGCGGAAGGAGAACACCTCTGGAGATGGTACTGGGAGATTCGCCGGGACCAGGCTGTCAGCCTCGCAGAAATAGAGGCGTTCTGCCGGCTAAATGGCTTGAGGCTATCCCCGTGGGAAGTCGGCACACTGCGGGAGATGGACGCGGAGTTCACCGCCTACATCAACTCGCAGATCCCGAAACCCGAGGGTGGCCGTGGACATCGCCAATCTAACAATCAAAGTTGACTCTTCCGGCGTAGTAACGGCCACCGGTCGGCTCAAAGAGCTGGAACAGACTGGAGGCCGGGCAGAGACAGCAACTGATCGCCTGAAGAGTTCCTGGCAGAAATCCCTCGCTACCTACGCAAAGGTCGCCGCGGGCCTGCTGGCCATCAAGAAAGCGATGGATTTCGCAAAACAGGCCGCTGATCTCGCCGCTCAGGTCAACCAGGCAACAACCGCGCTCGAGAACATGGCAGCGCAGGTCGGTACGTCCGCTGACGAGATTGTTCGCTCGATGCAATACATGAGCGGACAGACGCTGAGCCAGCTGGACGTGCTACAGGCCGCCAACCGGGCAGCGCTGCTTGGGATCCCTCTGGACGAGCTCGATCGATTGATGCAGGTGGCCCGGGCCTCCGCTACCGCGTTGGGAACCGACGTTTCCCAGATGTTCGACGACATCGTGACCGGTATCGGGCGCGGATCCAAGATGATCCTCGACAATCTGGGGATCGTCTTCAGCGCCGAGGAGGCTTACGTCAAGTTCGCCGAAGCACAGGGCAAGACCGTGGGACAGCTTACGGAGTTCGAGCGGAAGCAGGCTTTTCTCAACGCGACCCTCGAGGAGGGCGAGCGCATCATGAAGCTGGTGGGCGAGGCCGGCCAGGAGATGACGGATACAGAGCCCGTGCAGATCTATCGAGCTGCCTTGAAGGACCTCTTTTCGGAGATCGGGCAAAATCTGCTACCGATGATGAATGCTCTGCGTTTAGAGATGGCCAATCTACTCGGGGACATAGAGACCGCACTTCGGACAAAACGTTTGATGAAAGAAGCACTTGGAATTGAGCCCAGTACTATTCAAGATATTGAGGAGTTGCGGGAAAAGTTGAGCAACCTCGGCGAACGCTTGAAATATCTGCAACAACAACGAGAAGAACTTGTGGCTTTCGCGGGGACGGTCGCCGGCTCTCTGTTGGGCGGACCGACAGCACTCGAAGAGCTCGACAGGCAAATCGCCGAAATCGTCCAGCAGATGAGCGCCTTACAGCAGGAGATCCAGCGGCTGCAGAAAGCAGGTGAAGGCCTCGGTCCGGCTTTGACGATTCCTCCTCCTGTCGTTCCGCCGTGGAAAGAATTCAACACCGAGGTTGAAAAGCTTCTCGGCCTGGAGGATCTGGTTTCCGATGTCTCTTTCTCCAGCCTCGAGCAGGTGAACACCTTTTTCTGGGGGCTGATCGACACCATGAGAGCCGCCGGCGCTCCTGCAGAGGCCCTCAGCAGGGCATACCGTGAGCTCTTCGCCTGGCAAGAGAAGTTTCTGCAGCACCAGGACCAGCTCGAGAAGGCCTTCGTTTCGCCGGCTTTCAAGGACCTTCCCGAATGGGACGTGTTCAATCGCAAGGCGGACGAACGCACCCAGAGCCTCCTGGAGCAGGCCCACGCCCTGGAGATGCGCCTGGGCCCGGCGCAGGCGGCGTACAACGAGGAGCTCAAGCATCTGCAGGAGCTGGAACCGTACCTGACCGCGGAAACCTATGCTGCCGCGATCGAAGAGCTGAAGCAGAAATTTCCGGAACTGACCGACGCGGCCGCCGCGTTCAAGGTCGCCATGGAAGACGTGGGAACGTCCCTGCTGTGGGCGACCGGACAGGCCAGCCTCGATGTGTTCCGGGATATAGGCGCGGCTCTCCAAGAGGGTTCTTTGAGCGCGGAGAGTTTCGGGGAGGCTATGGGCCGGATGGTGAAGACCATTCTTGACGCTCTGCCCTTGATGTTCTTGCAGGTGGGGCTCCGGCTGATGATGGACCAGCAGTACGCTCTGGGACTCGGCTTCATCGCCGCGGCAGGCTCGACTGCGATTGCTTCCGGCTGGACGTCTGCCTACCTGGGGAGCGCCCAGGGCAACGTCTTCCATGAAGGCAGCCTGGTCCCGTTCGGCGCCGGCGGAGTAGTAACGCGCCCGACAGTCTTTCCGATGGCTAACGGTGGCATGGGCCTGATGGCCGAGAAAGGCTGGGAGGCGATCATGCCGCTGCGCCGTATGGCGAACGGCAATCTCGGAATCGAGGCGGCTGCCTCCCCGGTGTATGTGACCATAAAGAATTACACAGCCGAACCGGTGCAGCAAAAAGAGCGGCGCCAGCCGAACGGTGCGCGAGAAGTCGAGGTGATTGTCGGTAGCATCGTTCGGAAGCAGCTCACCGACGGATCATTGGACAAGGCAATGAATGCCAACTATGGCATCAAGCGACAGGGGCAAAGAGTATGAGCGCATGGCCAGCGACACTTCCCCAGCAATTCGAACAGGAAGGCTATGAAGAGACCTTTCCGCAGGTCACGATCCGCACTGAGATGGACGTGGGGCCGGCGAAGGTCCGGAAGCGCTACACGGCTGCAATCAAACCCTTCGTTGGATTCATGTTCATGACTCCGGAACAGGTCGACACCCTGGAAACCTTTTTCGAGACTACTACCGCCTACGGCAGCCTGGCGTTTGATTGGGAGCACCCCCGCACCGGGGATCCGGTAAGCTGTCGGTTCGTTGGCGAGCCGCAGCTGGAGGCGGTGGAGGGCGGGGACTTCAAGGTAACGATCCAGATCGAGGTGCTGCCATGAGCCGGAACGTCAGCACCACTGCCCGGGCAGCCATGTACGCAGCCCAGACCGACCAGGTGTTTCTCCAGCTCCTCGATATTGATCATGAGAACCTGCAGGATCCCATCCGCGTTGTGAACAACACCGAGACTATGGCCCACGGAGGCAATACCTATTTGCCGTTTCCGTTTCGTATCGACCTGCCGGACGAGCAGGAAGATACGATCACGAATGCGCGGCTCACTATAGATGCCACGGATCGACAGATTATAATTGCCATTCGCCAGCTGGCCACCGCTCCGAGCATCACCTGGAAGCTCGTGCTTGCCTCCAGTCCGGACACCGTGGAAGCCGGCCCGTTTGACTTTGTTCTGCGCAACGTCCGCTATTCCCTGCACACGGTGAGCGGCGAGCTGGTGTATGAGGACCGGCTTAACCTGGAAGTCCCGAAGCTCAAGTTCGCGCCGGAGCACTTCGGAGGATTGTTCTGATGTTGCCGAACTGGGTGAATGACTACATCGGGATCCCTTTCGTCGATCATGGCCGATCGATAGCTGGCTGGGATTGCTGGGGCCTGGTGCGCCACGTACTTCACGAGCATTACGGCAAGATGCTTCCCAACTTCTGCGGAGCCTACGAACAAGCCGAGAACGGCCGGGAGATCGCAGCCTTGATCGACTGCAGCCGGCCACTGCTCCAGGCTGAACGCGTTGAAAGGCCGCAGTCCGGAGACCTGGCGCTGCTCACTTTTCGCGGTCACCCCTGCCATATCGGAGTCTACCTGGCGGACGGCCAGGGGTGGCTCCTCCACGTATTACCTCGTGCCGGCACGGTTCTGGATCGGGTAGACAGCATCCGCAACAATCGCAGGTTGGAGGGCTACTATCGTGTTTAGACTAGTGGCAGCGCCGCATCCGTTCTCCAGCAATCGTACGATTCGGGAGATCGAGCCCGGGCCCACCATCCAGGAGCTCCTGGAGGAAGTCCAACCCATATCGGAGCTCCGTCACGCGCATGTGTTGATCGGTGACGAGGTAATCCCGGAGTCGCAGTGGACCATTCGCCGGCCGGCCAATGGGGATCTGGTGACTATTCGGATGATTCCTGCCGGCGAGGGGGGAGGAAAGCTCGCATCCGGTATCTGGTTTATTCTCCTGGGTGTCGCCTTGATTGTTACCGGCGTTGGGGCGGGACTTGGCATGGCCGCGATCGGTGCCGGAATCGGCCTGATTGGCACATATACCGTTCTAAATCTCCTGTCTCCCATGGGGGATTTCGAGCGCGAAGACAGCCTGCCGAGCATTCGAGGCGCCAGGAATCGGGCCAACCCATGGGGAAGCGTACCGGTAGTCCTTGGCAAGCACCTGGTCGTCCCGCCTTACGGCGCCAATCCCTACACCGAGATCGTGGGTGAGGATCAGTATCTACGGCTGCTGTTCATCGCAGGATACAGTCCGCTTACTGTTCAGGACCTGAAGATCGGGGATACCGCTCTTGCGGAATTCGATGACGTGGAGTATGAGATCCTGCAGGACTCGACCCCATCCACCCTCTTCCCGGACCAGATCCAGGAGGTTACCCTCAACATCCTGCTCGAGCAATCCGCCGGCGGCCAGGTGCAGACTACAGAGCTGGATACCGACGAGGTGAGTGTAGACATCACCTTTCCTCAGGGACTCGTAGAGTTCGAAGACGATGGAGACAAAAAGAGTCTCACTGTGGCCGTGACTTGCGAGTACTCTCCGGCCGGTCAAGGAACGTGGACGCTCTTTCACACTTTCACGATCACGGCCAAACAGCAGAAAACCCTCCGCTATGGAACCCGGCATGTCTTTCCATCCCGCGGACAATACGATATCCGCCTTACCCGAACCACAGCCGATCGCACGGGAAGCAAGCAGTTCGACAAGGTGTACTGGACCGCTGTGCGATCGATCACCAACGAGGATCCTGTCGCCGCGAGCATCCGGGACAAAGTCGTTCGGATCGCCATGCGGATCCGGGCCACTGACCAGCTCAATGGCATCGTCGATCAATTCAATTGTGTTTGCATCAGCCACGTACCGACCTACTCCGGTACCGGCTCCGGAGCGAGCCAGTGGACTGCCGTAGCGGTCAGCCAGAATCCGGCGGCTCTCCTGCTCTACATGCTCCGCGGGGAGCCCAATCCCAAGCCCGTTCCGGACGATCGGATCGATTGGCCGGCCTTCGAAGCCTGGTATCAGTGGTGTGCCTCTTCCGGACATACCTGCAACGCCATTCATGGCAGGGGAGAGGCCCTTCGCACCATCCTCAATAGAATCGCCTCGACCGGGCGGGGAAGCGTCAGTGTCCGGGACGGCAAGTACAGCAATATCTACGACATCGAACGAACAACGGTGATTCAGCTCTTCACGCCACGGAACTCCTGGGGCTTCGAGGGGCAGAAGGCCTTCGTCGACCCGCCCCACGCCCTGAAACTGCGCTTCATCTCCGAGCCGGCCGGATGGCAGCAGGACGAGATCATCGTCTACGACGATGGCTATAGTGCGGACGGAGCCGGCGAAACGGAGATCGCTACCGACTTCAAGACCGTGGAGATCTGGGGCATCACGGATCCGGATCAGCTGTGGAAGGACGGCCGCTACCAAATGGCGGCGATTAAGCTCCGACCGGAGATTTACAGTTTTTATGCGGATGTGGAATCGATCGTCTGTCAGCGCGGAGACTTGATCCGAGTCCAGCACGACGTGCCGCTCCTGGGGATCAGCTCCGGAAGGATCAAGAGCCTCACCCTCGATGGCTCGAACAACGTTCTGGGCATGACCGGAGACGAGACCTTCCTGATGACGGAGGGCCAGAACTACGCGGTGCGGATCCGCAAGGCAGACGATACCTACCTGTCGCAGGGGGTCGTCACCAACGCCGGCGAGCAAACGGAGGTGACCTTCACCACGCCGATCCCGGCAGCTCAGGCGCCCGCCATTGGCGACCTGTATTCCTTCGGCCTCCAGGACCTGGAAACCGTCGAGATGGTGGTCGTCGGCATTGAGATGGGGGAGGACCTGGAAGCCAAGATTTACTGCGTGGATCATTCGCCGGATATCTATGACGCGGACACCGGGACGATCCCGGAATATGATCCCCAGGTCACGCTCCCGGTGGATTACCAGGCAGCCCCGCCGCCGCCGGTGATTGTGCAGGTTCGCTCGGACGAGACTGTCATGGTCGCCTCCGGTCACGAGTACAT